ACAAAGCATCTCGCTCTATTCTCTCCCATTGATTCAGTCATCCTTGTCACCCAATCACTAAATTGATCGACATCAACATTGTCAAATAGGTTCTCAATTAGCCAATCTTTGTCTCGCTCTAGTGCTGTTCTTGATATTTCTGGCATATCTTTGTTTTATTCCCCTTGCTTCCGCCCCAAAAAACTTCTTGGACAGTCATATCGCTTCGCTGCTCTTGTCCTAGAGCAATCAACGCCTTCTTTAACGCACCAAGTCCAGGCCTCTTTGCTTTGTACGCATTGTATTCAGCACACTCGCCAACACCTCCACCGGAACCTACAGTGTCAGGCAGAAAAAACTTACAATCGCGACAGCTTACTTTTTGGATAGATCACTCACTAATGCGTAAATGTAAGCGATCACTAGCATTGCGATAATGCAAGCGCCCAGTTCTGCGTTTAGAATTAATTCAGAAGTCATAGTAATCATTCTCTTGTTACCAAGTAAATTCCGCGATAGACTAGGCTAACCAATGTATCAGTCTGGCCTAGTAATGCGGATATTGAGTAAACTGCAACTGCTAATATAAGTGCAGATGCTAGAGTGTAAAATGTAAGAGTTCTTAACATGGCATAATCCTATTTTAAATGTGCGCCTTATGAAAGGCAGTTGCTATTCTAGTCTAATTATGACTATAGTCAATCGCTAATTACATTTAAAAAATATTTTCAAAACCGCTTGATAATTTTTTTAAACGGGTTATCATGAGTCAACTTTTTAGGAAATGGAATAAATATGAGAGATTCAGAAACGGACGCAATTCTCTTTATTAAAAGACGGGTTGCACCACAAACAGGGTACAACTCAAAGTCACAGGGTGACCAAGAAATCGTGTTCGCTAAAGCTGGAGACATTAAGAATATACATTTAAGCTACATCAGCAGAATTAAAACCTTTGTGAAATATAGCCAAGAGCATCCTGGTGATTCTATGGCTATGGATAAAGATTCGATCAGGAGAGCAAGGAATACTATTGCTTATCTTGAAAAAACGATTTAAAGCGTGTCCTTTGGTAAAATCGAGTCTATGACTCCCGTATCGGTGGATCGGTAATCGCCGAGAATACAAGTCTGGGAACCTCTTATCAGTTTATGTTTTTTCTGATACCTTGATGTTGTATTACGATTGATGCTAGTCGTCAATTCCGCAACCGTAAGCGGAGTTTTTATATAGATAGGATATATAGTTCAACTGGCAGAACACCTCTTTTGGAAATATCATAGCAATTGCAGGTAGGCTATGGAACCGTTTTTCGAGCTAACGGGGGCTGCTTTACGTGATGGTTCGAATCCATCTATATCCTATCTCTATAAAAATCTTCACAAGTGACTCATAACACTTGAACGATTGCGGATCGCGGTCGTTGTGAAGCGTCAGCCACAGACGTTTATGAGAGTGGTTCCAGACTCCCTTGTTTGGTCTGTAAGCAGGGGTCACAACTATAAGCATTGTCAAGAGTTCAAACGGTTCATGGTGCTAGCCCACAGACGTTTGTTAAATTGGTAATGTTTATAGTTGTGCAAGTGGCGCAATGCGTACTATGCCAATACAGTGAAGCTAGATTGTGAAGCTTTATTGGTGTAACCGGACATCCTGAATAATACCGGCCTTGTACAGTTAGCCCATAGAATTAACTACGAACATAAAAGGAGGAAATATGCTGAAACATGTAAATGCAAAAGCAGATAATAAATTTAATTAAATCTCCGGTGCGGCGTCAGCGAATAAGCGTCTAATAAGCAGAAATGCAGAGGTGGTACATGCGACAGCGATAAATGCCTAATGGCAATAATGCACAGGTCAAAAAGATTTTTTTGTCGCTGTGAAATAGATAACAAAAACAACGTGAACGCTATCACATTGAGGTGGCACATGAAATTGTAATTATTTACTTTAACTAACACACCAGAAAACATAGAGATTAACGGTCGAGAGACGATGGAGCCGTAACCATCACCAACTAATCCGGCAAGTCTTTTGCACAACAAGGGCTTGCTGGAACTACATTTATTTTGGAGATCATCATGAATAGTAATAGAAAGCCACTAAAAGCAACAAGAAGGTTAGTACACGTTCAGATGGGAAACACAAAACAAAAATACACAGGGAGGTTGTTACAATGGGCCAAGACGTTGAATGGGTGAATATCAAACAAGCCGAAGAAGAATTTGATATGTACAGGGGGTCGATAGTGTACATAATCAACAAAGCCAAAATAAAAGGTGTGAAGAAAGACCATCGGCTTCATTACAACAAAAAAGAGTTGTATGGAGCTATAAAAGCCCATAAAAGAGCGATGCGCGGAGAGATTCAAGGTGCATCAGAGGTAAACGATCCATTGTTAAGTCTTGTATTAAAGATGGGCTTTAGCAATAAATTTAACTACGAAAAACATTTAAAGGTATTGAGTCATGATAAATAAAATAAAGATGCTGGTTTCACAATATAACGCAAAGACTTCCGCAATTCATGAAGTTAAATTTAAAGGTGGCGTAACAGGATCGCAAAAGGCGGCTGGAGAGATTGCCGCCTATCTTGTCTCAATAGGATGCTCACAAGATAAGTCTGTTGAAACATCTGTTTCCAAGGTTATGCAAGAAATTGACCCTATTTTATCGCCATTTGAAATGCAATTTAATCATGATCCTGTGATGTACGACTGGAGTGGTATCGTCCTTAAAAAGATTAGTGACTAACTTAAAGTGTTAGAGTTTGATTATACAAAATTTGTAAAACGATGCGCTGAAAGTGGCGTAAAGGTGACTAATCACGTCACTACGCCAGAACTTCGTGTTGCAGCAATTCAGTATTTACAATCAATGCAAAAACAGAGTCATGCGCCTGCATTGGGTGGTGGACTTTTAAAGTATCAAGGGGATAGAAAATGACTGAATTAACCGAAGAAGAAAAGATTGCTCGTGATGACCATATCAAGCAAATAGTGAAGCAGGAAAACGACCGTGCGTTTAATGTTGTATGTACTGGATTTGTTATTGCGTCAGTTGTGCTTGTGTTTTTTGCATTAGCATAGGGTATAGAAATGAAAAAATTACAAACAACACCTAAAAACAATCTGGCTGAATTGATCGTTATTCCGAGTGAAATGCCGGTCGATTTTTACAAGGACACCAATAAGTACCAGAAAGAACTTGATAAGGCTATTGAAACAGCAAAGTCATTAGTTCATCCACTTGATGATGAAGGCCGTAAGCTGGCAAAAGCTGATGCGGCGATGATTCGCAAGCTGGCAAAGACACATAACGATTTTGCATTATCTACATTTCGCAGTCTGACAGATAAAGTCAAGCTGTTTAAGGACGCTATCTCAGGGAAAGCAAAAGATCTTGAAAAAGAAGCCGATAATATTATTTCCAGATTTGATGAGTTTGAGCGAGTCAAACTTGAAGAAATTAAGTCGCTTTTAACAGACAAATATTTACTTTTGCTTGACGAAAGTGATGTAAAGCCTGAGTATCGTGGCGTGGCTGACTTGTCGTTAATGGTTAAGTTGACTGGATCATTAACCGACTCAGGTGCGTTATCAAAGAAATCAATTGATTTTCTAAAGGCTATCGTAGCCGATAAACTGGCAAATCAGAACAAGATAGAGTCAAGGATTCTCTTAATCGAAAATAGATGCTTAAAATCAGAAATCAATCCTCCATTAAGTAAAGTGCATTTTGGCACTGTGCTTTATGCAGACGATGAAGTTTTTAACGCAAAGTTGGACGAGTTGATTGCTGCGGAAGTTGATCGTCGTGAACAGATGGCTGAAAGGATCAGAAAGCAACAGGAGGCCGAGAATCAGCGTAAAATAGACGAGGCTTTACGGTTACAGCAAGACGAGGCAAATCGTATCGCTAAGGCTGAGCAAGCGGCTAAAGATGCTGCATTACGACAAGAGCATCAAAACCAATTGTCTGAATTACGGTCAAAAGTAATTCAAGATCAAGAAAATAAACCTGAAATTAAAAAGGTTGAAGAATCTTTTAACAAAGTGTTTGCACCTGAACCGGCTGCGCCATCTATTCAAGGCAAAAGAACGGTGCGCGTCATGGTTCAATTTGACTGGCCTGATGTTAGCGAAAGATCATCTGATGCGGCAGTTACAAACTTCCTGGAAACAAAATTGCGGGAATCTTTGCCAGAAAAGCTGCTGAACATGATGACGGTGATCAAGAATGGATGACTTTGAGATACCGGAGGATATTGTTGTTGCAGAGCCAATACCTGATGTAGAGCAAGGAACTTCGGAATGGCTTGCATTACGTTCAGGAAAAATAACCGGATCAAGTATAAGTGATGTGATTGCAGGTGGTAAAGGTCTTGTAAAAGATAAATACCGTACAAGGTTGGCAATTGAGCGACTAACAGGGCAGCCAACGCCAGAAGGTTTCAAAAACAAGGCAATGATCAAAGGTAATGAAGATGAGCCATTAGCCCGTGAGCATTACGAGTTTATGAATGACGTTGATGTCAAACAAATCGGATTTGTTCATCATCCTACGCTTAAAAATACTGGTGCGTCACCTGATGGTTTAGTTGGCGATGACGGTTTAATTGAAATCAAATGCCCTGATGTGCATACACACATTGATTACATTACCAGTAAGAAAATCCCGCGTGGATATTTATTACAGATGCAATGGGAAATGGCCTGTACTGGTCGGCAATGGTGTGACTTCATTACTTATCGACATGAATTGCCGGTTAACATCAGATCAATGATTATCCGGGTTAATCGTGACAACGCAAAAATAGATGAGATTGAAAAAGCAGTAAAAGAATTTGGTCAGGAAATTGATCAGTTAGTAACTAAATTAGGACAAATGTGATGAATGAAAGTACAGGATCAAATAACTTAGTTGCTATTAGCTCAAACGAAATGATACGCAACCCTGCGATGGTTAATCAATTTAATCAACTCGCAACAATTATGGCTGCTGGTAAAGTTACCGTTCCGGCACATTTGCAAAAATCACAAAGCGACTGCTTCGCTATCATTGTTCAAGCTGCACAATGGGGGATGTCACCTTTTGCTGTAGCCCAAAAAACCCACCTCGTTAATGGCGTTCTTGGATATGAAAGCCAATTGGTCAACGCCGTGATACAAACATCAGGTGCTATTAAAGGCCGATTCCATTATGAATATAAAGGTGATGGTGCTAATGTATCTTGCAGAGTTGGGGCAATCATAAAAGACGAACAAGAAATAACTTGGGGCGAATGGCTTAGCGCGTCAACTGTGACAACAAAGAACTCTCCGTTATGGAAAACAAACCCAAAACAACAACTAGCCTATCTCCAAGTAAAAAATTGGGCAAGGCTGTATTGTCCTGGCGCTATTCTTGGCGTTTATTCATCTGATGAGCTTGAGGATATTCCTTCCGAAAAAGAAATAAATCCACCTCCACAGTCAACAGCAACAACAGAAGCCCATAAAGAAACACTTGACGAGCTTTTAGTGCGAATCAAGACTATGAGTATCAATGACTTTAAGAATGTAGACCCTGCGCCATTTACGGTAGAAGAAAAGTCAACCTTGAGAAAAGCGATGACTGCACGTCGAGATGAAATAAATGCTGAAAAGGTTGTTGCTGATATTAAGGCTGAACCCGTCAACTGGGAGCATAGCATCAAAGAATGTGGCGATGCTGCATCATTACAGCAATTGATCCTGGAAATGCCGGACGATATTCAGTTAGAATACGGTACGATGATTGATGAAAAGTTTGATTCGTTTCGGTAGATAAATTATGAAATCTGTAATAGATTTTGCTTATGAAATAATCAATATGCAGGAACGGATTCTTGCGCAAGAGAAAGAATTGGAGGACTTGAGTCAGTATAAACAGGATTATATGGAATTACTTAATAGTACAATAAAGCATGGTGAGATAATGAGTCATCAAGTGATGACTTTGTTATTAAATGAAGGTAAATTTTCAGAATCATAGTACAATAACCGCACACTATCCCGGTCTATGGATAGGGCACAGAGATAGTGAATAACGCATTGCTGTAGAGATAGCATCATGCTTAGCGTAATTGGATAAAGAAGCACAGCTAAAACCAATTTATATATTCATTATCTCTGTGTCATCATGGCTTGATGGCTATGCACAACATTCGTTTGAGTTGAAAACACACTAAACGGGCAGACTAATGAGTGAAGAACAAATAGCCGATAGGTTGCGATACCTGTACGAGAACAATACAAAGTTTTACTTTATGGGAGTTGTCTCAGAGGAACTAAAGATTCCTGCGCATTTAGCAGGTGCTATTTATGAAGTATTCAAGTTGCTAAAGCATCCTAAAAGGAATGGGGTTGAGTTATGAAACTAGAAGTTGGTCAGAAGCTATGGTATGTTCCTAATTCAAGTAGAGACAATCAACAGGAAGTCACTATACAGAACATTGGTAGGAAATGGGCAAAAGCTGACTATGTTAGCAAGATTGACATAAATACGCTAGAGGTTAATGGAGGGCAATACTCTTCGCCAGGAAGGTGTTATCTTAGCAAAGAAGAATATGATAATTATGTCCTGATAAGATCGGTATGGACAGAACTTGCCAAGAAGATTACTATGTACAAATTGCCAGATGGGATGACGCTAGAAAAGATTGATGCCATTAGGGAGCTTGTTTTTGGAGGCGATGATGAAAAAGTTAGTTAGCGAGCTGTCCGTCGCAGAGTTGGACTATTGGGTTGGCTTATCGGAAGGATTAACCGTATTTATTAGCAATCTTAATTATTGTATTGTTGATTATGACAAAGGTGGCAAATGGATGTACTCTCCTTCAGCAGACCCAGAGCAAGGATGGCCGATTATTGAGCGTGAAAAAATCGGATGTCTTTTTAATGAAAAAGAACAGTGTTGGTTTGCGTCAAGACCTAAAGAAAGGATCACTATTCAAGAAGGCGAAACCTTCTTAATCGCCGCCATGCGCTGCCGTGTTGCGAGTGTTTATGGGGAATATGTTAGCGATGATGATTAAAGACGAACCAGGAAGATACTATCAAAGCAGAATTGTTTGGCTAAAAAAGCAGAAACGAATAGGCATCTGCTGTTATGCTTGCGACGGGAAATGTTCGGTTATTTATTACAACGGAGACGGTATTTTTTTGGATAGTAATCTGATTGCTTTATCACCTCAATTACCATACGACATTGTAAGTTGGTGGTGCTATCCGCACCTAAATCTCAATCTAAAAGATGTCATTTATGATTTGCTTAAGAAGAGAATTGTGACAAAGCTTACTACCAAAGGAATTGGCAAGTAGTAGGATGCTATGGGTTATGAGAATTTTATATGCCATGAGTGTGGTAATTGGGAGTTACCACACTCAGATATGAACTTAACATTGGGGACTTGTAATGAATAACAAAGTAACAAAATATTCAGACTTGCTACGGAAGCAAGCTGACATGATGGATATGGTCGAAGGGACTGAACTTGATTGGTGGGATTGCGTTAAGTTTAAAGGTGAAATGCTTAATGAGATAGAATTAAAGTCTTGGGATAATCCTCAAGACTATGAGTTTGCAGTAATACTTGTTGAGGGAAAGCCCGTATTCATCGGAGATATGCTTTATGATGAAAATGGCATAGGCTGGACGGTTGGCTTTACGTTTGACTTCAATAATAAGTCATGGAATAAAAGAGATAACACGTTTCCTCGTAAGCAATGTCAGACTAAACAAAAATGTACTGATACAAACTTTTGTATTGATTATTGGCATTGCTTAGTCGCTGAATAACCTAGCTATTTCACTAACGCATAAATCCGATTAAATCGGGCAATCCTGTCATCAAGCCCATTATAGCCGCCATTAACTACCTTTGTGACGGCTTTCACGTTCTCTTTACTTGAACCTTTATCACAAAGCTTCCATAAGTTGTTCTTGTCGAAAAAGAAAGCAGCCGATTCTAAGGCATAGCGCACGGCAACTATGTCAGGATTCGACACCACGTCATAATCAATATGCTCACCGAAAGTCTCATAGTTGCTTTGCCCGGTCAACTGGATAAAACCCCGGCCCCGAAAGGTCCAGCCATCCTGAGAGGCTTCGTCACCATTACCAATGCGATTAGCGTAGACTCTTGATGCAATCCTAACCGGATCACGCGCGTATTTTTGTGCCTGTTCTGGCGTAAAGTATTTCTCAAAGGTCTTTAACAACCCATCTGCTGAATAATTTAAGTTTTCACGAACAACTGTGAAATTATTTGATTCGTGTGCGCACTGGCTTAAAAAATAACTTAGTCTCAACGGGCCATCAATAGCCCTGATACTTGGTATTTTTGCAATGACAGTTTTAGGGATGACTCCCTCAAGTTTGTTTAATTTTAGCATTGACGCTCCAGGTTCTTGGATGAATAAACATGCAACACACCTCGATCATCCTCAACGACATATCGGTTCACGCCGGATAGTTTTTTGAATCTCGATACGACTTTGCCGTCAAATGAATAGTCTCCTCCTATTTTTGATACTAGATCATGAAGGTTAAATTCATAATCGCTGCCGCTTAGTTCTTCCAACCTGCCCGCTGCCTCTCGAAGTGCAGAGTTTGCTACTCCATCATCCGTTTGTATGTCATTTGCCAGAATACGCAAGGCGCAGATAATCGTTTGATCACTTGATCGTTTCATGTTGTTCACCGTAAATTTAAATTAAAATAATTATATCATGGTATAGCTAAAATAGTTCAGTTAGATTAAACTAGCGTTTCGTGATTTTAACTGGAGAATGAAATGAACGATGAAAGAATTACCGTATCGCACGACAATAAAACATTGTGGGTTAGTGACGACACTGGTTTTTGTGTAGGCCGTTTTTCAAAGGATTTTGGAATGGATGTGCATAATTCATTCGATGATATGATTGATAGCGGTATTCAATGCTTAAATTGCACACATGAAAGACCGGATCAATCAGACTTCTTTGAGTTCTGTGATTTGATTTTGGCTTATTTTAGAATTGAAGTTGACAAGTCAATATTGGAGTTTTGACATGAGCGAAAAATTAAAATTGTCCGATGTCAGGATAAAGCTACCATTTACCATAAACAGAGGATTGTCTGTATTCAGAATCAAGGATGTTTTTGACAGGGATAATTACAACTTGGATTTTGATGTATTTTTGCCGTCTATTGGCAAGAATCTACAAAGAGAATTGTGCTGGACACTGCTTCAAAAGCAAGAATTGATACTGTCTATTTTAAAGGGTATTGAAATACCTAAGATGGCATTTGTTTTTATTAATCATAAAATTATTCAGGTTGTTGATGGGAAGCAGAGATTGTCGGCATTGATTGATTTTTTTGCTGGTGAATTTCCCGTTTCCTATAATGGAATGGATTATTTTTTTAATGATCTTGATATTTGCGCACAAAGAACAATTAGCCAATATTATCCTGTCGCTGATGTTGCTTACGAATACACTGACGATATTATCGCTGACGAATGGAAAATAGAATGGTTCAGGCTTATAAACTTTGCCGGGACACCGCAAGATAAAGATCACTTAAATAATTTATTGGAACAAAAATGAATAAAATTGTAGAAATGCAGATAATCGATAACCGTTTACTGGAGCTTGGCGTACCAGACTATGCCACGCCTGGAGCTGCGGCAATTGACTTGAGAGCGATGTTTGAAGGGGATCGGCAGTATTACTCGCTTATGCCTGGGGAAACCGTCTTAGTTCCAACAGGTATTGCTGTAAAAATGCCGGACAACATGGCTATGCAAATACTGTCCCGGTCTGGAATAGGTGTTAATAAAGGCATCGTTGTTGCTCAAGGAACTGGCCTAGTTGACTCAGATTATTATCTTCAAGTATTTGTTGGACTATTTAACAGAAATCGCACTGGTGATGCGTTTATCATTAAGCTTGGTGACAGGATAGCTCAGATGATGTTTACACCTGTAATCAAGCCTGAGTTTCGTATTGTTGCAGGATTTGAAGATAACGGACGTGGTGGTTTTGGGCATACGGGTATTGAATAATGATCGCTAGGAAAACTGAACGGTATTACAAACGAAAAGTATCGGCAACAAGCCTTTTTCAAGGTGACTATCATGAGGTTATTTGTCGAAAGACATGGTGGTTGTTTTATATCATCCCTGTGTTTAGCAGTGAAGAGATTGTTAAATCACAGATTGTTAGTTGATTTTTATATGGAGAGCAAATGAAAGCAATTATACTGATAGTGGTAGCATCTTTGTGTGGCTGTACATGGAGTAGAGACGCCAATGAAATAGATAGGATAAATAAAATCTGCTTAAAAAATGATGGACTGAAAAAAATAGAGTTTATGTCAAATGGGACTTATGTGTTTTGTAATGATGGAGCTAATTTTCATTGGTTTCCTAGTGATTTCAATAAGGAGCAAAAATGAAGAAATACATAGACCTACTACAAAAAGTAATGACCGAAGGTAAATTAAAGGACAATCGGACTGATACGCCAGCTTACTCAATTTTCGGCGCACAGATGCGCTTTGACTTGAGCGAAGGGTTTCCGTTGGTGACGACTAAGCGAGTTCCAATTAAGAACTTTGTTTACGAGGTGATATGGATGTTATCAGGAGATACTAATGTCAGATACCTTGAAGAACATGGCGTTAATATCTGGTCGGCATGGGCAGATGAAGATGGTGACTTGGGGCCGGTTTATGGGAAGCAGATTAGAAACTGGATAGGCTTTGGTGAAGGGATTGATCAGCTTAATAACTTACTTAACGGAATAAAAAATAACCCCAACAGCCGTAGACAAATTATAAGTATGTGGCAAGTAAGCGACTTACCTGATGAGTCAATATCACCACAAGCAAATGCGGCTAACGGCAAAATGGCACTAGCGCCATGCGTATGTTTCCTACAGTTTTACGTTTGCCAAGGAAAACTTTCTCTGCAAATTTATCAGCGTAGTTGCGATGTATTCTGTGGACTCCCACATAACCTAGCATGTTACGCGCTACTTACTCAAATGGTAGCTCAACAATGTGATCTTGAAGTAGGCGAATTAATCTGGACTGGTGGTGACGTTCATCTGTACGAAAATCACATCGAACAGGCCAAGATTCAACTTGCAAGGGAGCCAAGGCAATTACCTACTCTGTTGCTTAGAAAAACTAATTCAATTGACGAATATGTATTCGAGGATATAGAGATTAGAGATTATGATCCTTATCCTGCGATAAATGCTCCAGTGGCAGTGTAAATGTGTACATGCAACCTAATTGTAGAGCAATCGACTAACAAACCAATTGATATTGATAATTCAAAACACTCATTTGTGTACACAAGGCATGGAAAGTCAATTACTCTTCTGGAGGATTTTAATATCCCTGGAGTGATTAATTATTCAGCACTTCATGAGATTAAAGATCAGTTTGGGGTTAAGTCGGGTTATATTTTTGTTATTGGAGAGAAAGAGTGAATGATAAATTATTCTTAATATGGATTCACGCTAGACTTGAAAAGACTCATGGCGAAGATCCATTAAAAGACTACATGCACAAGCTTCGTGCTATCATCAATGCAACGCCAGATGATAGAATCACGCCTAATATGTGTACTGGAAATGGGATTGATTATATAAACAATAAGGTTAAATAAATGAGTAATTTACCATCTGGATATAATGAGCCAGAATCGCTTGACGACCATTTGAATAGACTCTATCAGTATATAGAAACATCAGAAAAAGCATTAACCGACATTTTAGATGGTTGTGATGAATACGAGCTTCGTGCATTTACCGGATTATCACTTGAGAGATGCAAAGAGATTTGCGATATGAGGACTTATGCGAGTACAAACCAGATACCGTAAAAACCTAAAGATGTCACCTGAAAAACTAGCATCACAGGTAGCTCACGCAGTTATTGGGTTAGGGATAACTGACCTAGGATGCACGATTATTGTGCTTGGCGTTAGCGATAAAAAGTTCTTTGAGATAAAAGATCAAGAAGAGTGTTACGTTCATGCAGACTTTGGTTATACTGAGGTCGATGCTGGAACGGAGACTTGTCTTGCGTGGGCAGAAGGCAAGCAGATAACAAAGTTGGTTTATGTCGCAGATGATTTTAGTGAGTTTGATACGCTAGACGAGTACAATGAACATCAAGAAAAGATAGCAGACATTAAAGGTTTAATTGATGATGATTTCTTGAGATTTCAGAATGTAATGACTGCAAAAAAGACATGAATACTTGGAGAGAGTTATGAATGAAGAACCACAAAAACAATGGGAAAAGGACTTAAAGGTTTATGGCGATGGTGCGTGTTCTCTATATGAGATTCAGAAAGATTATTACGAAGATGGTGTTTTAGTAGATCAAGACTGGATACCAGCGGAATGTAATTATACAGTGCAAGAAGGATTGAAATTTCATTGCATTAGACGTAAAGAATCTGCTGCGCTACCGTTTGACATTGAAAGTGCGCAAGCCGGGGATATTGTTGAGTACAAAAACTGGCTGGGTGAATGGAAGGATTTTGATGCGCAGAAGGAATATTGGAAGAACCATACTTTTGCACACTCAGAAAACTTAAGCGCACTGTTTAGAATGAAATACCCGCCAAAGGTTAAGCCATGAACATTTGTGATCAAAAAACTGGAGATTAATATGGAATTATTAATAGACTGGACAGATGACTGCAACGGCAAGAAAGATTATGATGGCGAGCTTGTCTGTATATCTACTCGCTTTTGGCCTTCTAATTATCAGAAAAACGGATCATGTTCTGCAAAATGCCATGTCATGATGATGGATGGCGGAAGAAGTGGTGAGAGCAAAGACTTAATAGCGCAACATTTTGAAGGCGACTCATTTGATTCGGTATCATCTCAAGTTGAGGAATGGGCGCAGACGCAAGCAGATAGAGTTTATAAGGCAATTTTAAAGGAGTTTGGGAATGAATGAAAATAAAGTAAAAAGAATGGGTAATACGCCAGGAATGATCAAAGCATGGTATTCGCATGGAGGATCATTAGTAACTATGCAGCCAATTCATTCAGGGCAAGATAAATTGAATGGGGATGTACTGGGTTATTATGGTGCCAATTACCTTGTAGCAGAAAGCATAGATATTGAAACTGCCCTAATAATCTGCCAAGGGCTTAATCTTGATTTTATGGGTATTCTTTGTAACCAGAGCAGTAAAAAGAAAGTTGCAGATTAACATGTCACAATCATTAGAAAATTTTGTAGCCGAACAAGAGATAAAGTTAAAGGAATTTAAAGCGTGGTGGATAGCATCAAATAAAGATGATCCAGAAGGTTTCCCAATGGTACTTGACTCTGATAACAATGGATTGTGGCTTGAAATGCTTAATGAGTTTAGTTTAAGTTTTGTTCAATCAAAGTAGCATAAAAAAAGCCCACGAATCCTGAGTAGAATGCCGTGGGCTGAGGTGGTGGGGTTAATCTGAGAAGCTATATTGATCTGTCTTGTCTTTTAATCGTTTATCACTCAAGAAACCATCCTTCATTTTATTGCTAGACTTCATACGCAGCTTCCAGGATTTAATAATCTGAGGTCTAGTGATCCGCATTTCCGGGTTGATACTATTCCATTTTTCAATATCAACCCACACTTTGTTAAATTCTTCTGGATCATTATCGCGCTTGGCTCTTGTTGCAAGATCAAGTAAATGTGTACGCCTTCTTTTATATTCGCCTTGGATACGCTGTTTGATAAAGTTCTCGTCGTATTTAAGCGACAATCCAGCCGGGCCAAAACCACCCGCTTTTGCGATTGATTCGGCAATACTAATTTCTTCAATCAAATCTTCACGCATATTCCTTGCGCCACCATCAGCATTATAACGAAGAGCAGTTATAGGGTCTTTAATGGACTTAGGTAATATTTTCTCAATACCACGCATAATATGGTCGTCATGAATCAATTTTTTCGCATCAAATAAATTCTGCGCAATACCCACAATTGGTCCGCCTAGACTTTCAAGTAAGTACGAAGTCCCGTACTGTCCTTCTAGTTCTCTTTCAGGCTCGCGGAGCCACATATCAGACTGATTTAAGCGAGAGTTAAAGTCAATGCCTGTCCAAGCTGTTAACGGGCCTCTAGCGATAGCATCATTGATATTTAGCGCATCAGTGAAGTTATCGTAAATAAAGGCTTTTAGTTCAGCTTCAAAGTCTATTGGATCATCGTCATCATCAATTGCATTAGCCAGCATTTGCGCGGCAATCATGAATCCACCAATAGGCAATCCCATAAGACCTGCTGCTGAGCCTTGCATTGCAATCATGCCAAACAATAACCGTACTGCCTGCTTATCTTTCTTGGTTAATGCCTCGCCTTTCAGTCTTTTCTTAGTTACTCCGATAGCATCAAGAACTGCCTTCCCGTAGTTAAATGTCATGAACTGTGAATACTGCTTAAACTGAAACATTACCCGACCAGCATTACCACGCATAAACCTAGCACGGTTATCACCACTATAGTCCCCATGAGTAATGGCAATAACCTCATCAGCATAATCAATAGCCGCATCAAAGTTGCCGTGTTCAGCCATCGCCAGTCTAAACGCAGCCATGCCGGTAACTTCTCTATTCATCACTTCTGCCCTATTAAACATATAGGCAGAAGCATACATTAGCTTTCTTCTAACTGAACCATGATTTACCCCTTCTTCACCAAGACCAATCAAATCCATAGACCTTGTTCTGGTCAAAATACCTCTGTCATGCAGGGTATTGAAGGCTTTCAGGTCATCGCCGGTTAATCCACCAACCATAGAAAAATTACCTTCATCGTCTTTATAGTTAATGAATTGGTTATAAGCCTTGCCCAAGAATGAACTTACCTTTCCTGCATCATACTTAGCCGCCATGTATGGGAATGACACAACAGGTACTTGCAGCCCGTTAATCAATGCCGCTGACGCGCTAAAGCCAAGGAAGTTAACAAACCCTACGCTATTAAGAAAACTAGCCAATGATGATGTCTGTGGATTCATCATTGCATTATGGCTAAGTTGTAGCTCGTTCAGTATTCGAGCATACTTGATATGGTCGTCACCGATGTTATCAGACATCGCAAGTACGTTCTCAAGGGACTTTACATCACGATCAATAAGTTCTCTTTGCTTAACCGGGTCTGGCTCTCTAGCAACATAATCTTCATGCTTGATATAAACCTCTTCTTGAATATCCTCCGGCACAGGCAGGTCATCTTGAAGGTGATGAAGTAACTCTAAGTCGTGAGCCATAGTTTTGCGCGTCTTTTTGTTTTGCGCTGCCTTTATAGCTTCTTCCATGTCACGGATATAGCTTTCAAGCTTATCTCTATGCTCAAGTCTGCCAATTAATTTTGCATCATGGAATGCTTTACTTGCAAAGCCTCTTAGCGCATCTTCATGGAATCCTGGGGTTTTGTTGCGATGAATAAAGTGCTTTCTCGCTGAAATGTCCGGTAATGATTTTAAGTAAAGTTGATAGATGGCGTCCTGTATCTGATCCTTTTCACCAATATCGGTTAACTGATCAGTTAGCTTGGTAATGTCATTCATAAAAGCGGCAGGAACTATATTTTTCTCTGTGCTGCTTTGAAGCTTAATACCTTCACTTTCTATATCTATGTCTGGATTAGCCTTTTTGAATCTCTTTAAATCGGCCTGTGTCTCAAACATATTGAAATACTTCTTGCCGTCTTTCTCAAAATACAGCCAATAGTCACCGAATCGGCTTAATGGGAAGTAGATTGAGCTTTCTCTTAGATTCTTGTCAAGAGACTGAATCATCGTATCCTTTGCTATCTTGCTCGCGTTAGTCGCCTCTATATTGTGCTTTAATGCAGCAATAGCTTGCTCTAAATGATCGCTATGGTTTTTTGCGGCCCGATTAAAAACCTTTTTTGCCTTATCATTTAACTGATTATAAAGCGCCTTCACATACTTGTAGTTTGCCTTGGCTTCTTCATTATCGGCGTTTCCGGTATACGGGCTTCTTGGATCTTGCCCATAAACCGTAGCAAAGTGCATAGTATCCGCTAATTTAACCTGCATAGCTTTGTTAGCAGCTTTTTTAGCCCCATCTTTCAACGGCAAAACGCTATGCTCAACCAACTGCTCCCAGTCTTTTGTTATCGCATCTGAATGTTGCATAAGAGTTTCAATGGTTTTGTTCATTGCAATACGCTCTTTCAGGTATTGCGGCATAACTGTTAACCCTTTCTTGCCAAGCTCGATCAATTGCCGTTGTGTTGCTAATGCGTAGATATTATTCTTTGCAGAATCAGTAAACTCGTCAAATCGACTCACCACATTCTGAAATGGGTCGCTATTTACTATCTCATCCACACTATCCCGCATAGAGAAACGGATGTCGGGATTGTCTGGGTTAAATGCGCCAGTGTTTTCTGTGGCATTATTAGGATATGGCGCATTCCGCATTTCTTCCCCATTAAACACAACGATAACATCGCTATCCGGTACGTCTTGGGTTGCGCTTGGAGGAGTAGACTTGCGTTGACTAGAAGTAAGTGCTAATCGAGACTCAACATTACGTGATTCAACCTCTCCTGACAACGATAGATACTTACTTATATCTCCTTCTGAAGAAGGACTTCCACCTCTTGAAAAATCCTCATGAAACTGTATGCTATGCTGAATTTCGTGCATTATGTCTTTTAAATCAATAGTGCCATCTGGAAGAGAGATTGTTTTATAGTCATTATTATATATTCCTTCACCTTTACTTAATGCCTTATTGACTTTAACATTTAAGCCTAGTAAATATGGATATGCACTATAAAGCGCATCATGAGAAAGTATATCTTTTAATTTAAAATAATCGTTTTGTTTCTTTCTATATTCGCTCTTAATTTCTTCATAATTTTTTAATTTTATTTTCTCTTTCTCAGAAAGGTAATGTGTCAAGTCTTTAGCATAAAGTTTTTCATATTCTTTATTTTGTTTTTCTGTTAAATTTATTGCGCTATTCCTGTACTCAGAAAAGTTTTTTATTTTTAGCCTTGCGTCACTATCATCGATTTCAAATCGCCATTTTCCATCAACGCCTTTAAACCATCCCGTGTCTTGTCGAACTTTTTCTGGATTAATACCTGACGCAATAAGCTGTTTAGCCGTTGTTAATTGATATTGATCGGCTGTGTCTGCAAGTTCTCCGGCGAAGCTTGCCATGACTCCACTATCACCTTGAGCAACACCATCCACATTCGCACCATACCCACTCATAGCAAATAAATCACTAGGGCTTAAGCTTCTAACCATCCCGAAGTCTAAGCCTGCACGGACTAATGCGACTCTGATTGCGGCAATGAAATCGGCGATGATGCGCTTTAGTTTACCTGTGATGGATTGTGGATCAAGCAGATATTGTTCAACGATATGGGCCTTAAATTCTTCAAGCTGATGCTGTTGCGGAGTCTTGGCGGCAATGACTCGCTTGGCGGCATCAAGCTCGATCTTTGTGCCTTTGCCTCTTAGTGCAAGATTGAATCTAATTTGCAAATCAGTATCAAACTTATCGGTTGCAGTCTTTAACTTTTGATCTGTCTGGAATGAGCGGTGCAAGAGTTCATGCGACAATACCGGCAACAAGTTCTTCTTATTCAAGCTATCAGCAACTAAGAATATTTGATCGCCTTTAGGGAAGTATAGCGCCTGGGCATGGGTAATGCGCTTAGCCGTAGCAGATGATAAAGCATCTTGCTGTGCCGCACCCTTATTGAATAACGAAGCAGGCAGGTCTTGAACTGACTGTACGACGACAAGCTTGCCGGAAGCAAATAGTTTCTTTACCTTGGCAGGCAGCATATCTTGAACTTGTGCAATTGTGGAGCCTGGGAGTTTTGGACGGGATTGGCTGAGTTTGATATTGTCATTTTTGTTTACAGGAACCATCCAGCCATAGCCATCGACTAAAATTGAATCATCAGCCTTATCCCCTTTTGTAAAGGGTCGCATAATCCCATAGCCGGGGACATTCTCAGCCTTCTCATCAGCAACAGGCGTATATTCTGGTCTATTTTTAGGACGCGGCTTGCCAGTTGGGAATCTAGCAGTGTCAAGCTTGATGTACTTATTATCTAATTCCTCTCGCCTATCTGCTTCATCTGCTTCAAACTTATCTACGATAGATTTTACCTCGGCAAACCTTTTTTTCTTAGACGATAATTCATCAGCTTTTTCAAAACGGTTGCCATTAACAAATTCTTTTGCTGTCTCTAATTGATTTTGATGCGCCAGCTTTCTATTTATCTTCCCTGATAATACATTTTGATACTCATGTGGCGAGAATTTTGTGAATACCTTATACAAATAGTTATAATCAGACAGGTCAATATCATATTGGTTTATGTCAATAATGCCTTTTGAATCAGATATTTCAACATTTCTTGCTGATTTATCACCAAATCCTTTTGTTATATCAATTTCAAACCTTTGATTGCCAATTTTAAAATATCCAACATTGCCGGGTGACATAGATTGAATTTTATCTGATAGTTTACTAGCAAACCTAGCCGCTTCTGAGCTTTCTTTCATCCGTGCAGAATTAATATAAGGAAACTCTGGTTCTTTAGGTTTTGACGGAGCTTTGCCTCTTTTACCCTTCTCTGATTTATCGTATTCTTCCCTGAGAATATTGTATTCTTCTAGTTTAGCAGCATAAGCAATACGCTCCTTTCTATAATCAGCCTCCTGCTTTATCAGTTCTTTTTCATAATCGTTTTTAAACTTTTCGCCATCAATCTCTAATGACACTGCATCGCCAATGGAATCAATAACAGATTTAACTTTATCAATATCATTCTGCATTAACTCTCTATCTGAATCTGCATTCTTGATAATTCTTTGTGCAGACGATAGTTGCGCTGACAATCTTCTTTCTATCGCCTCAAGTTCTGATATTTCACCTTCTAATTTTACTTTTTCACGGAATACTGGATTGCCGGTCGTTTCTGCCATGAACTCCATGTATCCTTTAGCATCACCCTGATCTTCTTCAACCTTCCTTGCTCCAGTTCTAAATGACTCAAGCATCTTTGCTTTCTTAGCTAAAGTCTGCCAGGATACCGCATCAAAAGTTCTTTCTGTTGAATACGCATATATTTCAACTTCAAAATTATCGGGGTCATTCATAAACAGCTTGTTACCCTGCCTAATAATCCTGCCTTCGCGCTGTTCAATGTCAGATGGCCTATTGTGCATAGATGCGTCAATATGATGCAATCCGACTAGCCTCTCTTGAACATTAGTTCCTGCTCCCATTTTTGGCGTAGAGCCAAGCAATACTCTTATCTTCCCGCTATTTACAAGATCAAATAAATCTTTCTTTTGGATGGCTGTTTTATAGTCATGAATAAATTGAATCTCATTATCGGGAATCCCTTTTGATGCAAGTTTCTTTTTAACATCATCATAAACAGAGAACCCTGTGTCGGCTGTTTTAAATACCGCACTATCTTGTTCTATGCTAGATATGTATTGCTCTAAAGCTTCTGCCTCATCACCAGATATATCTTCTGAGTCTAGCTTTTGATCCAGCTTTGCCTTTAAGTAGCGCCATTTCTCATCATAAGAGTCTATGCTATTAAGCGTTCTTTCTTCATTGCTGTTAGCTGAAAATTTAAGCTTATTTTTAATCTCAGAAATAAGGTCTTGAGCATCCTTTTTAGCAGTTTTGGATGGCGTAGACAAATCAATAAATACAAGCTGAGTACCTTTATCTTTATCTGATTTCTTATAAAGAGAGTATATGTTACTAACGGCCTTATTGACTTTGCTGTCTGGATTATCAGCAGCCGAAGGGTCTAAAATCCTTAAATCAAGTGCTGCTTTTTTGGCATCCCCATAGACCCATAAGGTATTATCTATCTTGGGATCGAAGTCTCTTGACTTCATGTCTTGTTCAACATTGAGTGAACGCTCAATTAGATAGTCAATATACTCAAGTTGCTCGTTACTAGGATCTGCTTTAACCAGTATTCTGTTGCCATCTTTTACTTTAGGGACGGGAAATTCAGTTCTATTATTAGTTCCCTTCTCTTTATTTTCACGCGCTATTTGTTCAGAATAGATGCTTTTTAAATCATCCATTGTCACTGAGTCGGCAAATTCATTAAAAAGCTGCATCATTTCAGGTACATTATTAAATGAACCCATGATATTTCTTTCCTTTAACTTACCTGTTGCCATGTACTCAATAACAGGATCTATGCTTGCATAGTTCTTTGCCCAAGCATCAAAAGATTCAATTCCTCGATCTTTAAGACCTTCTTTATTCAAATACCGCATTAAGCTATACATTTCAACCAATGAGTTGCTTATTGGCGTTCCGGTAGCGAATGTAACCCCACCATCACCATGATCAAGAAGCAATCTGACTTTCATGTACAAGTCAAAAGCTCGCTGTGATCCAGCAGGGCTTCCCATCCCAGGAACTTGACGCATACCTGTTGAATATTCTAAATTTTTAAATTCGTGAGCCTCGTCTACGGTTAAATAATCTATCCCCATTTGCTGAAAGCTTGCAACATCATCGGATGGTGAATTATTTAGCGCGATTAATCGCTCAGTTCTTTTAGCAATCCTATTTTTTATAGCTCGAACTGATCGCTTATCCTCATTATCTTGCGCTAACGATAAAGCGTTATTTAGATGACTGACTTCATCCCTGATAAATTGTTGCTCAACCTCTTTTTCAACTGGAATAAATTTAAAAGAAGAGTGACCAACGATAATTGCATCATAATTTCCTGTAGCAATTCTTGCAAATAACCGGCGTCTATTGGCTTTTGAAAAGTCTTTTTCTGACGCTGCTAAAATATTTGCGCCAGGATACAAGTTCATAAAGTCTTTAGACCACTGGGAGACTAAATGATTAGGTACGACAATCATAGGTTTTTTACTAAGACCAAGCCTACGCCGTTCCATTATCCCAGTAATAATAGTTATCGTTTTGCCAGCCCCAACGAAATGATCAAGCAATACCGATTTTTGCTGAATCATTCGCCATGCGGCTATTTTTTGTGTATCCCTTAATGAGATTGATGGATTAGCACCAACTGTTCTTAAATGCTCGCCAGTTATCTTTCTTTCAATCGTTGTGTTTTGGGTTTCATTATAGAGTTTCGTGAGGTCATCTGTTCTTAATGTATCAGAGAACACCCAGTCTCTAAATAATGCCGACATTCTTTTTGCAATAGCCTGTAATTCTTTTGTTCGTTCTTGATTGACCGTTTTAGAATCCCTTGTAACGTCATACGCTACGATAGGCTTCTTATTGGCGATAAGATTAAATAGCTCGGGAATTGAATAGTCGCTATTTGTAAAGGCAGTCCCTATTGCAGACGGAACCGTCCCTGAGTTTCTAGTTACAGCGACACTTCCTGTTGTAGTGTTTATGCTCACATAAGGCGTATTTACCCCTAATTCTGATAAGAATTGCTCATAAACTGATTTTGAAATCCAGTTTTGCCCAAGGTCTGCAAATATATCTTCGTGGGTTACATCTTTAGGCTGAACGGCTTTTAATGCGGCTACATTCTTTTCAAAACCACGCATACCTGTTGCGTCATTAAGCTTTCTTTTAACATTACCAGACAGATACTCATCTTCCTGAATATATTCCATAGTTTTTGGATCTTGATAAACTAATGGTTTTTCACCAGATGACAACTCTTTAACAACTTCATCTTTAGATAATCCCGTTAATGTTGATATGTAGTCAAGATCAACCTTGCCTTTTTCTGACAAAGATATTGAGTATCCATCACGAGAATTTGCCGCAGATAAAATATTGCGATAGGGGAAGAATACTCGCTTTTTAAGGATGTCTGCTTTTTCAGCAGTCTCACTTGATGCAGAAAACCCTGTTTTCTTTGCTTTTGCAGCACTGATTGCTGACTTAAAGTTTTTTTCTAAGCCATACTCAATCTTAATATCACCGGACATTAATCGTGAATTTTCACTGGAGTTTAAATAACCATATTCACTAACAAATGAGTCATAATCTTTATTTAATGCAGCGCGTAATTCCTCGATATTACTCTTATCGGCTCTTTCAGCATTGATCAAATCATAAGCTTTAGTCCTAAGTCCAAGTATTTTCTTTATACGATCATACCGCTTTAAACCTAGTGCGGTTTTTTCCGTCCATTTTGTTGCCGGTGTTAGTAACTCAAATTTAGAGTTTCCATTCTCGTCATCATCATTACGGATATAAATCTTATCTCCCTCAAGAACATATCCACCGATAGCTACATCATCACGATTCAATTCAAGCTTATTGCTTTGTGCATCAAGCATAGCATCATGCTGTGATTCAAGAATCCCTTTTATAGCGCCTAATTTATTGTCAATAATTTCGCTTAACTGTTCAGCAATTGACTTTCCATCATGAGGGATTAGCGTGAATTGTTCTTTATTGCCATACATCTTTCCCTGCATAGATGGCTTACCTAACATTAACTCAGGGTTCTCTGCAAAGTATTGGTTTAATCTTATTCTCTCTCCATCAGAGTTGATTAATTCACCTTCTGTATTTAACCAGTTTTGATTGCCTTTATCTTGACCTGTGATCATCTTTTGCAAGAAAATAAGGTCTGTCGTTACTTCCGTTCCGGCATTTTTCTTGAAGGCATCATTAGGCAGTCTAATCGCCGCAAGCATGTTAAAATTTTCAGACAGATAACTTCTTGCTTCTGCATCTTTAGTGTCTAAAAACCGATTAGTTACGACAAACGCCATAACGCCACCGGGCTTTAAATGCTTAGCCGATTTTGCAATAATGTAGTTGTGTATCTTGAATCTATTAATCGCTTTGTTAGCAGGTGACTTATCGGTAATTCGCTCATCACCAAAAGGTGGATTACCAATAGCAAGATCATACTGATTATATTGAAACTTAGCGTCCTGGAATCCGACACCTGCTTTTATGGTTGCTTCTGGATATAAATAAGATGCTATTTTCCCAACAATAGGATCAATTTCAGAACCAGACCATAATGAACTATCTTTCATTCCTAATGGCATTAACCCTATAAAATTCCCGACACCAACAGTCGGCTCTAAAACATTACCCCCTTTAAAGCCAATATGTTCAAGTATGTTATAGATACCTTTAACAACTTCTGGAGAAGTAAAATGCTGCGCAAGCGCACCCTGCCCTGCCCAGTGGAACTCATTATCATTAAGCAATGACTTTAGTTCTTTTAAAGTTCTAGCTTCTTGAGCATTAGTCGATGACTCATTGAATACATTTTTCAATGCACCCCATCCAATAAAATTGGATAATATAACTTTCTCGTCCTGAGTAGGCTTTCTGTTTTCAGCTTCAAGTTGCTTTACTAGCCGAATAGCCGCCATATTTGCAGCTATTTTCTCGCCTTTCGATCCATATCCAAGCTCATCATCCTGGATATAAAAATCTTCTTTGGCTATGTCTCTTGGGGTTTCGTCAGCCAGCTTTTGTCTGGAGGTGTCAGTATAAATATCGCTTCCGCTTTCTCCCAAGCTTCCTGTTCTGTCATCCCGACCATCATCTGCAACTTCATCTCGTTTAGCACCATTTCGGCTATTGCGTTTGCTTCCTGATTGAGTAAGTTCTTGCTCACCATCCCTTGGTAATGTTTTGGATACTCCTTTTTCCAGTATGCCTTTGTTATCTCCGCTATCTCTCGAATATTCATTTTTTACACCATTATCGTTAATATCATTAGCCGTCATCCACGGAAACACCTTGCCGGGGAACAAATGTTCCAGCCCTCCATCAGCAAGATACGCCTGCATTGCAGGTTTACCAATCACGGTAATCTCTGTGCCGTCTTTATCCTTAAATGTGAAATGACATGCCATGCCTTATGCTCCCAATTCTTTGTCTATTATAAGTATTGCACACTTGTCATCACCAGCCATCTCAAGCCGTGACAGCCAGTCTCCGTATTCGCCTATGCTTTTACGCTGAAACTCCAGGAATTGCAACAGAAATTGCGCGGTAATAGGATCAACACTTAGGATTGATGAATACCACTTAGCGTACTTACTACCAAGACTTGTTTCTGCATCATAGGCTGATTTTATCGCACCTACAAGCGCCGTAATCGGCTCATCAATAGCTTCTATGTCTGGCAACATTGCCACGCCGCCACGGTCATTCATGTAGTCAGCGATGAGTTGGTAATGGGTTAGCTCGTCAGAACTTTCGTCACGGAACTTTTTAGCTGCACCAAACAAGCCTATACGCTGGCATTGATTTGCGAGGTGTTTATAAAGTTGTGAGGCGTGGAGTTCTTCTGCAATAGCTTCGGTAAGAACGGTGTTAGCGGCAATGCCTAATAATGACTTGATCATAGTGTTTTGCAATTAGTTAATTTAACGGGATCGTCTTTTCTGTCGATAAGCTCTTGAACAAGACTGTAATAATTTTTATGAATATAGTTAAGCCTATCTGCCATTGGCGAGGCATCCATTCGTTCTTGCGCAGCATTTTCAGCGGCTATTACCTCTTTCCTTGGTAATTTCTTTGCATCTTCCATTTGTGTAAAGATAGATAGTGGAGAGTTATCCAACTCTTTGCTCTCAGATTCAATAGGCTTTTCATTGCTTTCTGCAACCTTCTGTGCAACATCAACTTCTTGTTTTAATTCCTGTTCTGACTGGCTTTTTGAAATTTGTGCAATGGGTTTTGCAAGCTCTTTTTGTATTTTCTCAATATATTTTCCTAGAAAATCAGGTATCTTAGTTGTTCTGCGCCCATCTGTAAGGGAATATGAATAACTTTCTATATTGCCATCTGCTTTATTATTTCCATATATAGGCTCTTTTTTAAGCCTAACATCAAGATTATCTTTTGATATTACTTTATTGGCAACATCCTTATATTTTTCACCTTTCCAAAAATAACTAGATTTACCTTCCAATTTCTTCTTGTCGCCAGCAGACAATTTATCATAGACAGCAGTTACCGTTTCTTGACCCAATACCTTTTGTCCATCCGTGCTATCGACATTTGCCGGAGGAGTTCCGCTTGTATCTGTTTTTGGCTCTGGTTGTACTGGCTTAGTTTTTGCATTTTCATTTATAGCAACTTTTTGTTCTGACGTTTCTGTTTCCGGCGTAGCTTCTGCTTGCTGTGCT